CAATCTTTCGCAATCACTCCTCCGACTAAAAAGGATGTAGCAGTTCAGGTAGCAAAGATATTAGATGCTGAAAAGATTAAGTATGAACCAAAGAATATGGCTGATGTGATTAATTCATATTATCCAGATATTAGAAGGATACTTAATACTTGTCAATTACAATCTGCAAAGGGAGAATTGAAAGTAGACCATAGAGTAATGGTTGAAGCAAACTTTGCAACTAAACTTATTGACCTTTTAAAAGAAAATGACGATAAGAGAAATATGTTTATGAAAATTAGACAAGCAGTAGCAGACAACAAATTAAACGACTATTCAGAAATGTATACAATGTTATACGACAAAGTGGATGAATACGCAACAGGAAATGTAGCAAATGTGATTTTAACTATTGCAGATGGTCTTTCAAAAGATGCATTAGTAGTAGATAAAGAAATCGTATTTATGTCTACAATTATACAAATATTAAACATAATAAAATAATGGAACAACAACAATTACCCCCGAATTTTAATTTAAATGACGCAAGAGATATGGATTGTGATTGTGGTGGAAAGATTTTCCTACCAGCATATAGATTCAAAAAAATATCTAGATTATTAACAGGTGCACCAAAGGATTCGGTTATGCCAATTGAATTATATGTATGTGCATCATGTGGTAAAGCATTAAATGAATTATTACCACAAGAATTACAAGAAACAAAAATCATAGAATAATGGCTCAAAAGTTATTTGACCATATTAATGCAATAACTACCATTCAAGACCCAAAGTATTTTGATAAACTTACGGATGAGGATTTGAAAACTTGGAGTAATTTTATGATTAATAGATTTTTATCAATGAAACCTGAATGGGTTGAATTGATTGCGTCTATTTTACCCCTAACTCAAACTCTTTCTCCAAAAGAAATGTATGGTTTGTATATTAATGTCATTCCAAAAGGTAAATACTTTTTGAAATATATTAAAGGAAAATCCGAAGATAAATACGAACAATTTATTATAGACCTTTTAAAGAAAGAATACGATTGTTCGGAAAATCAGGCAATTGACTATTTAGAGGTACTATATTCCACAAGAGAAGGTAGAGAATATCTTAAATATGTTTGTGAAAAATATGGTATAGATAAAAAACAAATTACAAAACTGAAGCTTAAAATATAATGATAGAAAATAAAACATTTTGTATATTACCATTCATACATTTTAATGGCTATATGGATGGAACTGCAAAGGCATGTTGCGATTCTCAAAAAACATTTACCGATATAGATTTAAATTCAACCGATATTAATACGGCATTCAATTCGGATGAATATAAAAAGTTGAGGTTGGATATGTTAAATGGTGTTGAAAATTCATATTGTACGGCGTGTTATGATTTAGAAAAACAAGATATAAATTCATCAAGATTACGATGGAACGAACATCATATTAAAAAAATTGCAGGTTTAGAAAAAAAATATTTTAATAAAAAGAATTTTAAAGGTGAAATTGAACCAAATTTTATTTCGTTGGATTTGAGACCATCTAATATTTGTAATTTTAAATGTAGAACGTGTAATGATGGATTTTCAACTAAATGGCAAGAAGAAAAAGAAGACTTTTACAAAATAAACGAAAATGTTTTATATTTTGGTAAAGAAAAATTGAGTGGAGTAAATAAAGTTAATTTTAAATTGAATGAAGATTCAATGAAAAATATAGAAATATTATATTTTGCAGGTGGGGAACCATTTGTTTTGGAAGAACATTTTGAATTATTGGAATCCATAAAAGAAAAAAAACACATTTCAATAATGTATAATACTAACTTTAGTATTTTAAAATATAAAGGAAAAACTATATTTGAATACCTAAAAGATTTCAGAAGTGTTCATTTTTCTATCTCAATAGATGGACTTGGTGAAGTCGGTGAATTTGTTAGAACCGGATTTGATACTAAAATATTTAAAAAGAATTTTTTAATTATGAAATGGGCAATTGACCATTATAAAAATGTATCATATGATTTTCAATACACTTGTTCGGTTTTAAATTCTTTTAATTTTTTTGAATTTTTAGAAGAATTGGGTGAAGATGATGATTTAATTAATTTTCATTATATACAATATCCATTTTGGTATAATACTATAAATTTTGATGAAGCTAAAGATAATACTATAAAATTATTTGAAGAAAAATTAAATACAATAGTTTCCGATAAACTAAAATCTGCCATTTTAAAATATTTAGAATATTTAAAAAATTCCAAAGTTACAGATTGGGATAAAATAAATGCTAAAAAATATTTAAGAGGAAATGTGGCACATACACTATTATTTAATGATTTGGAATTACCTGAAAAATTATCTTTTGTAAACGATTTGATAGTTGAAAAAAAGAATATAAAACTCATATAATTTGGTAAATCCAATTATTTGTCTTATATTACAGTTATTATGGCAAGAGTATCATTTTCACAATATAGCATGTGGCACAACTGTCCACAACAATACAAATTAGCATACATAGATAAATTAGGAGAAAGTTCTTCTAATATTCATTCAATCTTTGGAACTGCAATGCACGAAACACTTCAAAACTATTTAGAGAAATGTTTAAGAATATCAAAGTCACAAGCTGACAAGATGATTGATTTACAAGAGTATTTAAAAGAAAGAATGAGAGATGCATATCTTAAAGAAACCGAAGGGGAAATAGGAAATACAACAATATGCACCAAAGAAGAAATGGTAGAGTTTTTAGAGGATGGAAATGTCTTATTAGATTGGTTCCAGAAACCGAAAAACTTTAACAAATTCTTTTCGTTAAAACACGATGAGTTGGTAGCAATTGAACAACCTATAAACACAAAGATTTCAGAGAATGTAAACTTTATGGGTTTCATAGATTTGATTATCAGAGACACCTTTAATGGTAGATACAGAATTATTGACTTTAAAACTTCTACGAGAGGTTGGAGTAAGTATCAAAAATCAGACCCAGTTAAAAGTGCACAAATCCTATTATATAAAAAGTTCTATGCTGAATTGATTGGTATTTCCGAAGATGTGATTGATGTTGAGTTTATCATTTTGAAAAGAAAGGTAGAAGTAAGAGAGGATATTCCAACACATAGAATCAGTAAGCATGTACCTGCAAATGGTAAAGTATCAGTAAATAAAGCCTGGAAGGGATTTACGGAGTTTGTAGAGAGTGTATTTGACAAAGATGGTAATTATAAAACCGACATAGAGTACCCAAAGAACGCAACTAAACTATGTGAATGGTGTGAATTTTTTCATAGAGGATTGTGTGATAGAGGATTAAAAAATTTAAATTAAACAATATATATTTTAAAAGTTATGGCAAAAAAGAAGATTCTGTTACTTTCGGATGATTTAAGAATGGCAAGTGGTATTGCAAATGTTTCTAAGCAATTAGTTTTAGGAACGGTGGATAAATACGATTGGGTACAATTAGGTGCAGCAATCAAACATCCTGAAGCAGGTAAAGTATTTGATTTAAACGATAGTGTTAGAGAACAAACAGGCGTAAAAGATGCAAGTGTTAAAATATATCCATTTGACGGATATGGTAATGCGGATGTAATCAGACAATTATTGATGATTGAAAAACCTGATGCAATCTTACACTTTACTGACCCTAGATATTGGTTATGGTTATATGATATAGAACATGAAATTCGTCAATCGGTACCTTTATTCTTTTATCACATTTGGGATGATTTGCCAGACCCAAAGTACAATAGAGATTACTACGAAAGTTGTGATTGGATTGGATGTATTTCAAAACAAACTTATGGTATTACCCGTAGAGTTTGGGGTTGGGATAGAGAGAAACATTGGACTAAACCGGCAGATTGGCAAGTAAGTTATGTACCACATGGTATCAATTCGGATTTATACAAACCAGTAGAAGTTCCAAAAGATTTTAAAGAAAGTATATTCGGAGATAAAGAATATGAATTTGTTCTTTATTGGAATAATAGAAATATTCGTAGAAAACAACCAATTGATGTTATATTAGCATTTGATAAGTTTGTTGAAGCACTTGCTCCTGAACAAAGAAGTAAAGTATGTTTATTAATGCACACTCAACCTGTGGACGAAAATGGAACGGATTTACCAAGAACCATTGATGAATGCTGTTCTCCAGAAACCAATGTAGTATTTGCACCAAATAGATATTCCGAAGAACAATTGAATTATCTTTATAATATTGGTGATGTCACAATCAATGTAGCATCTAACGAAGGATTTGGATTAGCAACGGCAGAGTCGGTAATGGCAGGAACACCAATTATAGTAACAGTTACAGGTGGTTTACAAGACCAATGCGGTTTTAGAGATAAAGGTACGGGTAAATTAATAACTGCAGAAGATTATGTTGAAATTGGTTCTTTACACGATAGACATAAAAAAGCAGGTGTAGTTTGGGGTGATTGGGTTAAACCAATTTGGCCAGTTCGGTCATCAACAGGTTCAGTTCCTACTCCATATATTTTTGATGATAGAGTTGATTTTGAAGATATTGCACCCTTAATTATGGATTGGTACAAAATGCCAAAAGAAGATAGAGACGCAGCGGCATTAAAAGGTAGAAAACATTTCTTAGGAGAAGGTTTGTTAAGTAGAGAAGCAATGTGTAAAGAATTGGTTGATGGTATGGAAGGTGCATTTGAAAATTGGAAACCAAAAGAAAAATTTAAATTAATAGAGTTATAGTATGAAACCAACATTAGTATTTCAGGCACCAATAGCAACAAGAAGTGGGTATGGTGACCACGCAAGAGATTTATTACATTCTCTTTATAAATTAGATAAGTTTGAAATTAAAGTAATTAGTACTCGTTGGGGCAATACTCCAATGGATTCACTTAATTATGACAACCCATTTCATAAGTGGGTAGTAGATAATATTATTCCAAAAGTTGAACAAAAGCCTGATATTTACATTCAGGTCACTGTACCAAATGAATTTCAACCTTTAGGACATTATAACATTGGTATTACTGCAGCAATTGAAACAACACATTCTCCATTAGATTGGGTACATGGTTGTAATAGAATGGATTTAATTATAGTACCATCTGAACATTCAAAAAAGAGTTTAGTGGATAGTGTATATAATGAAGCCGATAAACAATCAGGACAATTAATAGCACAACATAGGATTCAAAAACCTGTTGAAATTTTATTTGAAGGTTTTAATGAAAACTTTGGAACCGAATATGTTGCACATATTACCGAATTAGATTCAATCAAAGAAGATTTTGCATTTCTATTCGTAGGACATTGGTTAAGAGGTGATTTAGGTGAGGATAGAAAGAATGTGGGAATGATGATTAAAACATTCGCAATGGCATTCAAAAACGAAAAGGTAAAACCTGCATTAGTTCTTAAAACCAGTTCTGCAGGATTTAGTGTAATAGATAGAGAAACTACAATTAGAAAAATTAAAGATGTGTTAGGTAAGGATTATCAAAAAGTTCCAATCTATCTTTTGCATGGTGACTTAACCGAATCACAAATGAATGGATTATATGAACACAAAAAAGTAAAAGCAATGTTAAACTTTACAAAAGGTGAGGGATTCGGTAGACCATTATTAGAATTCAGTTTGACAGGTAAACCAATCTTAGTAAGTAATTGGAGTGGACATATTGATTTCTTAAAACAAGGTGCAGTTCTATTAGAAGGTGAATTAAAGCCAGTACATGAATCAGCAGCTGACCAATTCTTATTAAAAGAATCACAATGGTTCAATGTAAATATTTCAAAAGCATTAGTTGTAATCAAAGATGTTTACAAGAATTATGATAAGTATAAAACAGCATCATTCCAATTAGGAAAACAAAATAAACAGAATTTTAGTTTAGAAAAAATGACTAAATTATTTGATACTATTTTAAATCAGTATGGTATTTATACAAAGATACAACCAAAATTTCAACAGTTACAATTACCAAAATTGAAAATGTTAAATAAATAATGATAAATTATAATCCAATATATCAAAAATTTATAAATGATAAAAATAGAATTCCTCCAACAAAAATGGAAAGAGGAAAATTTTATCAAATTAAAAAATATAAATATGTAGATGGAGTAACCGGTACATTTAGTCAAAATGATGCACCTATAATATTTACTTTATTTGTTTCAAGGCCAAAAAATATAGTTCATGCAGTTAAGGTTACAAATATTAGACCTGATTTAATAAAGAAATTTTTTGGTAAATTTGTAAATGAAGAAAATGATTTATTAGAAATAAAAGGTGGTTCAAAACAAGTATATCAAAACATTGTAAGTAAAGTACCAATAGTAACCGATGAAGCTTATAGAACTTATTTATTAGACGGATTGGAAGATATAGTGGAACTTGATTTTGATATAACTGGTGTAACACCGACCGAAAGAAAAGCAAAATTTATAAATGTAAAAGGAAAAAAAAGAGAATAATATATGAATAGTAATATGGTATGGGCATTTGGTGACTCAATGACCGCATTATTTCAAGATGGTCCTGGTTCGGTAAAATCTTATTATGGATATTTACCAAAAACAACATCAGAAGTTATTGCCGACTATTATAAGTTTGATTATAAAAATTTAGGCAAAGGTGGAACGGGAAATAACGAAATATTTGAATCATTTTTAAAAATACATAACGATGTAAAAAAAGATGACATTTTAATATTTGGTTGGACAGTTTTATTAAGATATAGATTGGGTGCATTAATAACAAATCAACCATCTTGGGTACCCATATTTGCGGTTGGTTTACAAAATACGCCAGAGTATGCGTGTGTAGATGGTACATATGTTACAAAAGAAGTGGCCGAACAAATTCTTTTAAATAGAGACCAATTTAAAACTTTGTATCAAAACGAAGTAAATTATTGGATATCCTTTATAAATGACTGGGCAAAATTAAAAGAAGTAAAAGTTATTCATTGGAGTTGGTGTTATAATAAATTTGGATACGACCAAAAATTAAATTTAACTATACCAGTTGTACATCATACGGATTTAACAACTGAAACAAATGGTATTATAAAAGACGGACATTATGGGGAGAAAGGACATTATGAATTGGCTCAACAAATTATAGAACATTTAGAACCCAAAAATAAATTAAAAATAATATGACATCAAAAGAATTTGTCCTTTGGTTAAAAGGATTCACAGAGGGAGTACATGAATTTAACATTACTCCAAAACAATGGGACACACTAAAAGAACAATTAGCACATGTGGATGACAATACAATCCCTATGGGTGGAGTAATTGTAGACCATAATACATTTAGAGTTAATGACCAGGGATTTTATCAAACACCAAATGGAACAGGAGGTACTGTATTTACAACAACACCGGGTGTTGGTTCTATAACAATAGCTAATCCACCATTTGGATTTGGAAGTACATCAACTGCATATGGATATCCTAGTGGTAGTGCATGGAGTTATACAAATTCAACAGACGAAAAAATATTTTAATGAAATTAAGTTACGCAATTACTGCCTGTAATGAGGTAGAGGAAACCATTAGGTTGGTAAATCAGTTATTAAACTACAAAGGAGAAAATTCAGAAATAGTAGTTCTTTTAGATACACCAAAAGCACCCATTGAATTAGTAGAATATTTGGAGTTACAGGGAAATGTAGACCATATAACATTGATAGAATCTGAATTTGATAATGATTTTGCAAAGTGGAAAAATCTATTAAACTCAGAATGTAAAGGTGAATGGATATTCCAATTAGATGCGGATGAATATTTAATAAATGATTTAATACATAATTTAGAAGATATATTGGATAATAATATTGATAAAGATTTGGTGTTAGTTCCAAGAATCAATACTGTTGAAGGGTTAACCGAAGCACATATTCAAAAATGGGGATGGAATGTAAACGAAAAAGGATGGGTTAATTTTCCTGATGTTCAAACTCGTATCTATAAAAATTCTGACAAAATTTATTGGGTAAATAAAGTACATGAAAGAATTGTAGGATTTGAATCTTATACCAATTTCCCTGCAGATGAAATATATTGTATCAGACACCCTAAAACAATAGACAGACAAGAAAGACAAAATAATTATTACGATACTTTATGAAAATAACATTCATATATAATCATAGTCCAAATGAAACCTGGTCAACTCCTTTGTCTTTACTTAATGAATTTAAAGAAAGAGGTTGGGAAACCGAAATCGTACCAATTACGGCAAATGATGATTCTGCATTACAATTGTGGATTCAACAAGATATTCCAACGGATATCGTATTGTTTATGGATTGGGGTAGAATTGATTCAAAGTGGTTGGATAAAAGTTTAAAACCTAATACATTTTGGATACAAGAAAGTGGAGATGACCCTCAAAATTTTGAAAGAAACTATCCAAAAGCAAGTAGGTTTCATTATACAATCACACCTGACAAAGTATCAGCAGAAGAATATAGAATATGTGGTATTAATGCAGATTGGGTTCCACATTGGGCAGATACTATGGTTCAGTTTCCAATGAATTTAGAACCTGAATATGTGGGAGTAACAAGTAGAGGTAGAGGTGGGTCTGAATTTTTAGATTATCTTACAAATTGGGCAGAAGGAGCAATTGGAAATCAAAATGGAATGAATGCAGAAGAACACACTAAATTTTTGAATAAAGGATTGATGGTGATTCAAAATAGTAGATGGCAAGAAATAACTCGTAGAATTTTTGAAGGTATGGCATGTGGTAAAATGGTATTAACGGATAAGTTGGATATCAGTAGAGGTTTAGAAGAATTATTCGTTGATGGCGAAGATATTGTTTTATATAATGATATGTTTGATTGTATAGAAAAGATGAACTACTATAATGAAAACGAAGAAGAAAGAGAAAGAATTGCATATAATGGAATGGTAAAAGTTATAGCAAATCATACCCAAATACAAAGAGTTGATAAATTAATAAAAGCATATGAAGCGCACAGACATAATTAATGTACTTATCAAAAAGTATGGTTACAAATCTTATTTAGAAGTTGGAACACAAGACCCTACATCTAATTTTGATTTAATAGATGTAGAACATAAAGTTTCGGTTGACCCATTTCCAAGAGGAGAAGTTACATTCGTTGGAACATCCGATGAATACTTTGAATCAATATCGGAAGATGTCAAATATGATATTATTTTTATAGACGGATTACATCACGATGACCAAGTTCTTAAAGATGTAGAAAATTCATTAAACCATTTATCAGAAAATGGAACTATTGTTTGTCATGATTGTTTGCCAACTACTGAAAAAATGCAAGCCAGAGATGACCATGGTGGAGAGTGGACTGGTGATGTATGGAAAGCAATTGCTGAATTAAGAGTTGAAACAATTGATTTGGATATTAGAGTAGTTGATACCGATTATGGTTGTGGTATCATTCGTAGAGGAACAAATATTCCATATGAAACAAAATCTAATTATAAAACATATTCTCACTATTCTATGAACAAATGGAATATGTTGAATATTATTTCACCCGAACAATTTATACAATGGATAAATACAGCATTGTAATACCAACACTTTGGAAATCAAATAGACTACATAAATTACTTTTTGATTTGATTAAATGTGATTATGTTGATGAAATTATTTTAATAGATAATGCTGGTAAATTTTTTGAATATTATGAAGCATTAGATAAAGTAAAATTGGTTCAAGTTGAGGAAAATATATATGTTAATCCTGCATGGAATTTAGGAATAAAGATTGCAAAAAATGATTTAATTGCATTAGTTAATGACGATATAAATTTTGATACCAATATATTTGGAGTCATTGATGAGAATATATTAAATCAGTTTGGCATCATTGGGATGGGTGAGGGTAATTATAAAGAAAAAATGGATGAAACCAAAGGCCCTTATTTAGATGTATGGCAACCTGGTGTAAATGATTGGGGTTGGGGTTGTATGATTTTGTTAAATAAGAAAAATTGGATTGATATACCGGACAATATAAAAATATGGTATGGTGATAATATTATAAAGGATGTAAACCCCTCACCAAAAGCCTGTTTAAGAAATTTCAAAGTAGAAACGGAAATGTCAACCACATCGGATGAAAAGGAATGGGACGAAGTTAAGAAAAAAGATTATGAAAATTTTATAAATTATTTGAGAAATGGAAAAATTACCAATTAGTATAGGAATATTGAGTTGGCATAGTGGACAAGTATTAGTAGATACACTAACCACTTATTATGAGAATGGTTTATTTGATATGGTGAATGATGTAACCATTTTATTTCAGGAAGTAACACCACAAGATATCCAAATTGCATCTCATTTTGGTATTGATTGTATTGGACTGCAAACGAATATTGGAATTGGCCAAGCATTTATCAAACTTACTGAAAATGCAAAATCGGATTATGTTTTAGTATTAGAACATGATTGGAATTTAATTGAAGATAAAGAAACTACATACGATACATTAAAGAGAAGTTATCAAGCAATTGAAATGGGAATGGATGTTGTTAGATTAAGACATAGAAAGAATCCAGGTAATCCACATTTTTCATTTAGACATAGAGGACAAGAATTAACTTACTATGATGATGAGATTGGTGCACATTCACCACATCTATTGGATTCACTACATTGGTTAGACCCATATGTTGAATTTCCTCAATACATATTCAAAACGGAAGATATGTTTTGGACTACTTCTCGATATGGTAATTGGACAAACAATCCTTGCTTATACAAAAAACAATTTTATTTAGATACCGTTAAGCAATTTGCCGGCGATGGCATTGCATTAGAAGGTAATATTGGAAAATGGTGGGTTCAGCAAGAATTCAAAGTTGGACACAATGAAGGATTATTCATGCATAATGATTGGCAAAAATATGGTAGATAAACCATTTATAATTAGTATTGCCGGCGATTCTGCTTCCGGAAAATCAACCATTGCAAATTTCATTAGAATATATTATGGGTATGATAATACTACTTTAATATCTGGAGATGATTTACATAAATGGGAAAGAGGTGATATGATGTGGAATGCAATAACGCATCTAAATCCACTTGCAAATAATTTACAACTGGGTGATTTACAACTCATGTCTCTTAAAGAGGGGTCAAAGGTATTAAGAAAAGTCTACAATCATAATACAGGAAAATTTGACCAAGAAATTTGGGTTTCACCTAAAAAATATATTATAAACGAAGGATTACATTCTTTTTATACAAAACAATCTGAAGAACTATCTGATTTAAAAATATACATTGATACCGATGAAAATCTAATGACTGATTTTAAAATTGAAAGAGATACATTAGAAAGGGGGTATACAAAAGAAGATGTTATAGAAACGATAACAAATAGAAAAAAAGATTCGGAACATATAAGAAAAATCCAAATTGAAAAAGCAAATGTAATAATCAAATTGAGTAATTTACATGGTTTGGATATTGAATGTAAAACCGATGTTGACTATATGTTATTTGATTTTATTAAAAAGATGCATCATGAATTGGAAGAGTTTGTTTGGATGAATGTTGTTTTGGGTAATAGAACAAGTATTACACAATCAAAGGGTGGAAACATATCTTCAAAAATTGGTGATAAGTTAATTATAAAAGAATCAGGAGGTAAATTAAAAGATATTAAATATGGTAAGGGATATTCTATCATAAACTATAAAGATGTAGATTTTAAAAATATACCTACCGATAATGATTTGGATGATGTATTGGTTGCACTATCATCAAATACCATATACAAAAAACCATCAATGGAAACCGGATTTCATACTGCATTTAAAAAGTATGTATTTCATGTTCATCCAATTTATTTGAATTGTATTTTATCTTTAGAAAATGGAAAGGATATCATAGATGAATTATTTAAAACGGAAGATTTTCAATATACCTATTTAGATTATTACAATCCTGGTTTAGAACTTACAAGTAAAATTTTAAATACAAATGATATAGAAGATGTTGTATTTTTAGAAAATCATGGACTAATAGTTTCATCTGACAACTATTATAGATGTATACATTTAATTTCCCGTATTAATAGTTTTACAAAAGAATACATTAGAAAAAATGTAAATGATTTTGTAGAATTTACATATGCATTTTATAAAATATCAGATAAAGATATATTTACATTTCCAGATGCAGTTGTAATAGATGACTACGAAACCAATGCAGCTCATAATTATATTTTATATTATGCAAATCGGCTGGGTAAAATTAAACAATTATCCGATGATGACGTTGAATATTTAAAAAATCTAAAATCAGAAAAATATAGAAAATGAAGATTATAGTACCAATGGCAGGAGTGGGTGATAGATTTATTAAAGCAGGATATGTAGACCCAAAACCTTTAATAGAAGTTAATGGAAAGAGAATAATAGAATACATTATTGAAATGTTTGATATTGAAAATGATGAATTTGTATTTGTTATAAATCAACATCATTCAACAAATACCAATATAATTGAAATAATAAATAAATTGGTAAAAAATTCAGAAATACATATCATTCCAAATCATAAAAAGGGGCCAGTTTATACTTTAAAAAATTTAGATATAAAAGATGATGAAGAAGTTATAGTTACCTATTGTGATAATCCATATCTTTGGGACTATAATGATTTTAAAGATAATATTAAAAATTCAGATGGATGTATCCTTTCGCATGTTGGATTTCACCCACATAGATTAAGTCCAACTTTTATGGCACATATAAAAGAAGATGGTGGTAAGTTAATTGAAATAAAAGAAAAGGAACCATATACCGACAAACCAATGGAAGAGCATGCATCTACTGGAACATACTATTTTGCAAAAGGAAAATATGTTAAAAAGTATTTTAAAGAATTGATGGATTTGGATATAAATTATAATGGTGAATATTATGTAACATTGGTATATAATTTAATGGTTAGAGATGGGTTGAATGTTACAATTTATGATACCGATTATGTTAGTGTATTTGGAACACCAGAAGAAGTAAAAAACTTTGAAGCTTGGCAAACTATTTTAAAAAGTGGAATAAAAACACAAAAAGAATTAATTTGGACATATCACTATTGGAAAGATTATAATCAACAATTTGGTAAAAACAAATAATTTTAGTATATTTGAATATGGTATATATAGCACATAGAGGAAATATAAACGGAAAAAATATCGAAAGAGAAAATCATCCAGATTACATAAATGAAGCAATTTCATTGGGATATGATGTAGAAGTAGATGCCAGATATATAGATGGTGACTGGTGGTTAGGACATGATGAACCACAATATAGAATTAGAACCGATTTTTTATTCAATCCTAAATTATGGATACATTGTAAAAATTGGTTAGCATTAAATGAATTTAGAAAATGGCATAGTACAAATTACTTTTGGCATGAAAACGATGATTATACAATAATAGCCACAGGAAAAGTATTAGTAAAACCTGGAAAAGAATTAATAGAAAATTCAATATGTTGTATGCCTGAAATGGGATACATTGGTAACATTACAAAATGTTATGCAATAATGACTGATAATATAAAAGAATATGAAATACACAATAGTAGGGTGCATAACTAAATATGGAATAGAACAAATTAGACCATTTGTTGAATCCATTGATATGAGTGGATTTGCAGGAGAAAAGTTAATGTTGGTATATGATATATCGCAAGACACAATTGAATATCTTACAAATAAAGGTTGGTTAATAGTTCAATCAGAACCACAACAACATATTATATTACAAAGATTTAGAGATATGTATTCTTTATTACATCAATACGAAACTGATGTAATTATTTGGGTGGATGTTAAAGATATTATATTTCAAAAAGACCCAACCGAATGGTTAAATAAATGGATGAGACGAGATATTTTGGCATTTTCAGAATCATTAAAATTTGGAGATGAAGAATGGGCAAGATTAAATGCGGGAACCAGTTTTCCTATGGAATGGGAGTGGTTACAAAATGAGGAAATATATTGTGCAGGTACTATTGTAGGTAAAAAAGAAGCAATTAGAGATTTATTTATTGACATTTATAGATGGAGTTTAACCACATCTAATCCTGAACAATTATCTGACCAAGCAGCATATAACATTTTAATTCATATGTACCAATGGAAAGACAAAGTTCAGTTTGTAAAACAACAAGAAGGATTTGCAGCACAGTTGCATTTAAAGTTAAAAAAGGGAGATATACTACCATATACCGAAGAATTATCAACCATAGATGGAAATGAAATAAAAAATTCAAAAGGTGAATTGTATACATTAGTTCATCAATATGATAGAAACGAAGAACTTAAACAATTAATAGAAAATAAATACAAATGAAAAAAATAGTTATAACATCATTCGTAATGCCACATGAGTTGGATGATTTAGAAAGGGTATTGGTGGATTTAAATAAAGCATCTAAATATATCAAAGGAGAAAATTATTCATTTTATATCTCACTTTCAGTATCTGAGTATTTAATAGATTGGAGTAATTCTAAAGTTGATAAACAATTTTTTATAGATAGATTCAATTCATTAAAGTCATTGACGAATTGGGCAGGTAGTTCTGTAATGCAAATTAGAGAAGAAGTTATGGGAGCATTTCAATGTAAAAGGTATGCACACAAAGAAATTACCGATGCAACTCATTTTATTTGGTTAGATACGGATATTTGCTTTGATGATAAAATATTGTACTATATGGAAGCAAGTATTGATAGATTAAATGAAACCGATAAACACATTGATAAATATTTTATTACACCGGAAATTGTTAAATATTGGGATACGACTTGGGATTGTTTAGTTAACTCAAATTATTTAAACAAACCATTAGACTATTGTAAAACCAATAACCCATTTTCTGAAAGTGGTGAGGTTGGAGATGTAGAATTAGAAACTGTACTTAATAATGTTTCAGGACAACCTAAAACTAAATTTGGTGCAGGATGGTTTACACTTTTATCAAAACCATTATTGGATAGAATACCCTTACCTGAATCAATGGGAGCATATGGACCTGATGATACATTTTTAATGTGGGGAATTGAAAAATTAAATGAAACAGGTGAAAACATATATCAGTTTAAATTGAAGAATTATATTGTTTGTGAGAATTATATTTATAGAAATAGAATACACTATGATACTTTAATAAAAAGAATTGATAGAAAAGAAGAATTTAAAAAACAATCATATTCAGTATTTCAAGAAGAACTAAATAAAATAAAATAACACCAATAGAAGTAAATATGAATAATTTGTACATATTTGGTGATTCATTTTCAACAAATTTTACCTCTACTAACGAAGTTGAAATAAACGATTCTTGGCCGATTTTATTATCTGAAAAATTAAATTTAAATCTTATAAATCATGCTATTATAGGTGCTTCTAATGGTGAAATAATAAACAAATTTTTTGAAAAATACGAAGATATAAAAAAAGATGATATTGTTATTTTTGAAATTGGATTTTATAATAGAGTATTAGACCCATTTCAAAATACTACGGTTGCTATTGGGTATGATGATAGATTTATAAAAGTAGAGATGGATTTTTTTGAATATAAATCATTGGATATGGATGAATATATCAAACAAGATTTAGTAAAAATGGAATTTATATTTAATTATTTAAAAACCATTGGTGTTAAATTTTATATTTGGTGTATTGATAGAGATTTAGACCCTATAAACGAAAAATACGGATTTTCACACTTTCAATTTGTAGTAAGACATAAATTTTCAGACAATATAATACAATATAATAACCAATTTAGTTTTTTTGATAACTTTATTAAAAAAAATCCACAATATTGGTGTTCGGATGGAGACAAACATTTTAATAAATTGGGTCATTTAGAATTTTTTCAATATTTATATCCGTATATACAATAATAAAATATGAAATTTGAAATAACACATCCCAAAATTTGGAAAGCAGTAAATGAGAAAAAACTTCCAATGAAACATAAGATTCAAATCTATGAAAAATTGGGTGGAGCATATAGATTTGGACAAGATGGTGGAGAACAAGTCTATAATAAAATGACCGAATTACTTAAAAGTAAGTTAAATGAAGGTCCTGAAACACAAGACCACGAAGTTTCAATGGCAGGTGGCCAATTAGATGATATTATTCGTAACGCAACTGAATTAAAAGGTAAAGTAGGAGAAAAAGAAATGAATTTACCAGGTTGGATTCAAGACCATATTTCACAGGCAATGCAATTTATTAACCAAGCTAACACAAGTTTTCATAAATTAGAAGGAGGAGAAGAAGCATAATGGAAAACTTATACACAGTAATAATATCAATAGTAACCGTATTAGGTTCGGCAGGAGCATTTCGTTATTATGAAAAAAGACAAATGCACAAAGAAAGAGATGAGGATTTTATCAGACACGATTGTAAAGACCGTATCTCTAAATTAGAAGGATTGTTAGAAGCAGCATCAAGAGAAAAAGATGACCTTCGTAATATGGTATTAGCACTTACAAAAGAAGTAGCAGCATTGAGTGTTAAGGTTGAATTCCTTACAAAAGAGAATGATAAATTAGAAAAAGCACTACCAAAAGCAAAGAGACAATTAAATGGTTAATTTACTTAAAGAATTTTTCTTCGGTCAACGATTTGCAAAGTTAGACGGCCGTAATATTGAATTGGGTAAAGTTTACGGAAACCCAATGGTAAACGCATTTACACCATTGCAAGAAGAAGAAACCAAAAAATTAAGAATATTTGACTTTGATGATACATTGGTTAAAACAAAATCTCACATATACATTACAAGTAAAGACGGAAAGAAATCAAAATTAACTCCTGGAGAATACGCAATATATGAACCAAAAGACGGAGACAATTATGATTTTTCAGATTTTGAACAAGTTAAACAACCCCAAGAAATTAAAGGTGTTACTAAGTTATTAAAAACGGTTGTAAACGCAGAAGGTGAAAGAAAGGTAGTAATATTAACTGCTAGAAGTGCATACAAACCTGTTAAAGATTATTTACAAGATATTGGATTGGAAGGTATATATGTAGTTGCGCTAGCATCTAATAACCCTCAAGACAAAGCAGATTGGATTGAAGATAAAATTAAAGCAGGATATAATGATGTATTTTTTATAGATGATTCTCATAAAAACATTACTGCAGTAAACAAACTTAAAGACAAATATCCTGATATCAAAATGAAGGTTAGTCATGTCAAACACGATATTCCTGCACCACCAAAACAATCTGATATGAAATCCCAAAAAGATAAGGAAGCAAGTAAACGAGTTGAACCTAAAAAAAATGATATGAGTTTGAAATCATTATTACCAAAAAGAGATTTAGATAAAACAATCAAAAATCCAGAGACCGGTAATAAAATCAAAATCAAAACAGCATTAGGATACGATAAAACTAAACCAGCATACAAAGCGGCACAATTCGCATTAAAAAATAAATAGTTATGATATACCTTTTCACAGGTCAGCCGGGAAGTGGTAAAACTACTTTGGCTAAGAAGTTACAAATGTGGTTACAAACGGATAAAAAGAATTGGAGAAAATCTGTGTTTCAAATAGATGGTGACCAATTAAGAGAAATATTTCCCAATCAAGATTATTCAAAGGAAGGTAGAGAAAAAAATATCCAAAAAGCATTTGATATAGCTAAGTTTTTAGATGCATCAGGGAACGATGTTGTAATCAGTTTAGTTAGTCCTTACAAAGAATTAAGAGAAGAATTTAAGTCTCAATGTAAAGTACAAGAGATATATTGTCATACAAAGAAGATTAGAGGTAGAGAGGATAAATTTGCATTAGACTACGAACCACCAACGGAATTTTATATAGATTTGGACACATCGGAAAATTCAGATGACACATTTAAAAAATTATTAAAATTTATATTATAATGAGTTTTAATTCAATATATGTAAATGGTTCTAGTTTTAGTTGTGGAAATGGTTTGGATTTAATTGAAATAAAAAAAATATATAAAGAAAAATTAAACATTGAAATACAAAATCATATTGATTTTTCTTATCCAAATATAATCGCTACTAATTTTCAAACAAAAATAATAAATGAAGCCGTACCCGGTGGTTCATTAAATAGATTGATAAGAAAAACATATCAATTTATTTTTGATAAAAAAAATATATCAAAAAATACATTATTTATATTAGAGTTACCTCCAATGTGGAGAGATGAATTTTATTCAAATAAACTTGATAGATTCATAAATATAACGTGGGGAACTATAAAAAATCCAACCAAAGATTTAACAAATATTAGAAATGGATATGATGTTTCTGATATTTTAAAAATATATGATGATTTAACAAATTGTTTTGATAATTTTATTAATGTTGATTTAGAAGCAAAAAAATCATTTATAAATTTATTAGGTTTAATTTCATATATGTCAAATGTTGGTTTAAAATTTATATTAATAGATTGTGCCGGATTTAAAGAATTTTTAAATCATAATGCTATAACAAATGATTATAATTTTTTATTTTTTGATAACAAAAAAATGCATCATTGGATTGTTGATAATAAATTAACAATAAATGATGAATTGGGTGTAAAAATTGATACACATGCTGGTATAGTGGGAAATGAAAAAATTGCAAGTATTTTATCTGAGTACATAAAAAATAATTTTTGATATACTTATTAGTACAATTAAATAGTTATTAGTATGGAAAATGAAAACCAAGAAGTAGAAGGGTTTTTCCCAAATTTAGAAAATAGTAGAACTACAAAAAGAGGATTAGGAGCAAGACCTTTAATGGAATCCCAAATCAAAGCAGCACAAGAAAAGTCACGTTCAGCATTTGAAGCCGCAAGAACATTGGGTGTATCTTATAACACATATAAGAAATACGCAAAGATGTATGGTGTATTTGACGACCTTAAAAACCCATATGGTATTGGAATTGAAAAGGCCAAAACAATCAAAAACAAAAAATATCATATTGACGATATTATTGAAGGTAAACACTTACACTACCCATTACATAAATTTAAAAACAAACTATTTAATAGTGGATATATTCCAAAAATTTGTAGTAGTTGTGGGTTTAGTGAAGAAAGAATTACGGATGGTAAAATGCCATTGTTAATTGACTTCCTTGATGGAAATTTGAATAATAGAAAATTAGACAATATTAGAGCATTATGTTATAATTGCTTTTTCTTATTAGTAGGTGAACGAAATGTAAAAAATTGGTACGCAGAAAACGGAGGACAAATAACAGAAGATGAAGAAAAAAACTTACAGGAGCAAAGTTCCATTCAGAATTAGTTTTGGTGGTGGAGGTACGGATATGCCTGATTATTGCAAGTACCACACAGGTGCTGTAATCAATACTACCATTCGTTTATTTACTCACACATCTTTGGAATTGAGGGATGATACCAGAGTTACGTTTAAATGGATAAATAAAGACGAATTTGAAGAGCATGATTTTAGTGATGAGTTAGATTGTTCATATGGATTAAAGTTGTTTAAAGCAACTCATAATCACATTTGTAAACGATATAAAATAGAACCAATTGGATATAACATTGTTTCCAATCAGGATGTTCCAACGGGTAGTGGTTTAGGTACGTCATCTACTCTTATAGTTTCTCTTATTGGTGTTTATATGGAATTGTTCAACTTACCATTAGGTGAATATGATATTGCTGAAATGGCAATTCAAATTGAAAGAGTGGAGTTAAAAGAAAATGGTGGTAAGCAAGACCAATACGAAGCAGCATTTGGTGGATTTAATTATATGGAATTTAAAGGTGATGATGTAATAGTCAACCCACTTCGTATAAAGGATAGTGTACAAGATGAAATGGAAAATAATGTAGTTCTTTATTTTACCAATTTTACTCGCAATAGTTCCGATGTATTGACTGAACAGGTACAAAAGATGAAAGATAAAAATAAAACATCCACACTATCACTTCATGCATTAGTAGAACAGGCAAAATTGATGAAAGATTGTTTGATTAAAGGAACGATTGATGATTTAGGTGAAATATTAGATTACGGGTTTCAGCAAAAGAAAATGTTAGCTAAGGGTATTAGTACACCTGAAATAGAATTACTATACAAAACGGCATTGGAAGCTGGTGCAACCGGTGGAAAGATAAGTGGAGCCGGTGGTGGTGGATTTATGTTTTTCTATTGTCCAAATAATACAAAATACGATGTAATTAAAGCATTGGATAAATTAAAAATGGGATATCATCAACCTTTTACATGGAATAAATTAGGTATTAGAACTTGGCAAATCGGATAAAGATTTGGTAAAGTAATAAATTTGTCGTATATTTATAGATAAACAGATAATATGGCATATAGTGAAAAGGTAATTGACCATTACCAAAACCCAAAAAATGTAGGAACTTTGGACAAATCAAAATCCAATGTGGGTACAGGTTTAGTGGGAGCACCGGAATGTGGTGATGTAATGAGACTACAAATAGAAGTAAATGACAATGTTATAACTGATGCAAAATTCAAAACATTCGGTTGCGGAAGTGCAATTGCAGCATCTTCATTAGCAACGGAGTGGTTGAAGGGTATGACATTAGACGAAGCAGTTAAAATGGACAATATGGAATTAGTAGAAGAACTAAATCTACCTCCTGTTAAAATCCACTGTTCAGTATTAGCAGAAGATGCTATCAAATCTGCAATAAACGATTATAGACAAAAACAAGGATTGGAGGAATTGGTATTTGAAGATACACATATATAAAAAATAAAATTATGAGTTATATTATTGGAAAGGCCT